CTTCCACTCCGAGTTGTAGACTTTGTTGACGGCCCATCAAGTGCTGTTGGTGATTCATTCACTGACTGTATTGTTACTTGGTTGCCCGGAAGCCATGCCTACGATACGGCCCTTGGCGTTTAAATAGGAGGTCTAAGCAATGGCTATTTCACGCGCACAGATGCTGAAGGAACTCCTGCCGGGGCTTAATGCTCTTTTCGGTTTGGAGTACGAAAAGTACGAAGACGAGCACGAAATGATCTATGAGACGGAATCGTCTGATCGTTCGTTCGAAGAAGAAGTGAAGCTCTCGGGCTTCGCGGCGGCTCCTGTAAAAGCTGAAGGATCGGCTATTAGCTACGATTCAGCACAGGAAGCTTTCACTGCTCGTTACAACCACGAGACCATCGCAATGGGCTTCTCAATTACTGAGGAAGCAATGGAAGATAACTTGTATGACTCACTGTCTGCTCGTTATACCAAAGCTCTTGCCCGCGCTATGGCTTACACCAAGCAGGTTAAGTCGGCATTCCCGCTTAACAATGGCTTCACCAATGCTTTCCAGTCTGGTGATGGCGTTAACCTGTTTACCGCTTCTGGTGATGGTGTAACTGGGGGTGATGGACACCCGCTCGTAAGTGGTGGCAAGAACAACAACCGTCCTGTAACGGCGGCTGACCTCAACGAAACCTCGCTTGAGAATGCAGTGATTGAAATCGCGGCATTTACTGACGAGCGTGGCTTGTTGATTGCGGCACGTCCTCGCAGTTTGATTGTTCCACCTGCGCTGATGTTCACGGCAAATCGTTTGCTCGAAACCACTCAGCGTGTTGGCACTGCGGACAATGATATCAACGCAATTCGTAACATGGGTGCAATCCCCGAAGGTTACTCAGTCAATCACTATCTGACTGATAGCAATGCGTTCTTCATCATTACCGACGTACCAAACGGCATGAAGCACTTCCAGCGTACTGCGTTGGAAACTTCAATGGATGGAGACTTCGACACTGGCAACGTTCGCTACAAAGCTCGCGAGCGTTACAGCTTCGGTGTATCTGACCCACTTGGCATTTACGGATCGCCCGGCGCATCCTAATGCTAGATCAGGGGGCTTCGGCCCCCTTATTTTTTCCTGACAGTTTTTAACTGACACCCCACGACAGGAGATTGACATGGGACAAACAACTTTTTCAGGACCAGTAAGGTCTGAGCGCGGCTTTACAGCTGTTGGCTCTACAGCCGTGGTAGCCATTACTGCGGAAACAACTCTCACGTATGCTGACCACGTAGGTCGCATCATCGAAGTCAATGACGCAGATGGCGCAGTAACACTACCTTCTGCCAGCACAGACACTATCGGCGCTAAGTACACATTCTTTATTGGTACTACAGCGTCTGACCTAGACATCAAGACTGATGGCACTGACAAGTTTGTCGGCATGGTTGTTGTTTCGGCGGCGGCAAGCTCACAGGCTCGCGGCTTTGCTCCAGCGGCATCCAATGACGTTATCTCTATGAACGGCACTACCACAGGTGGTATCGCTGGTTCGTATGTAGAGGTTACTGCTATTGCCGCAGACGAGTATCTTGTTACAGGCACTCTGTTAGGATCTGGAACGCTGGCAACTCCATTCGCTGATTCTTAATAGGAGATAGCTCATGGCTGATGCAGTAGCTACGCAAACCATACAGGAGGATGGCAAGACAGCCATCTTCCGCTTCACCAATGTGTCTGACGGCACAGGCGAGTCAGCGGTCAACAAGATTGATGTGTCTGGTCTTAGTCCTGACCCGATGACAAACAAAGCTTGCACCAGCGTGACCATTCAGTGCATCTGGTACTCGACTGTCGGCATGGGCGTTAAGATCTTCTTTGATGCCTCAACCAACGTTCTCGCATGGGAACTGCGGGCTGACGACGCTAGGACAATGGACTTCACTGACTTTACTGGCATCCCCAACAATGCGGGTTCAGGAAAGACAGGTGACATTCTGTTTTCTACAACAAGTGCTACGTCTGGTGATGTGTACAACGTAGTCATGAAGGTGAAGAAGAACTATGACTAAAGCCAAGAAACCAGCTAAGAAAAAGTCAACAGTCAACAAGGCGGGCAACTATACGAAACCCACCCTGCGTAAGCGATTGTTTAACCAGATCAAGGCTGGCGGTAAGGGCGGCAAACCCGGTCAGTGGTCTGCGCGTAAAGCGCAGATGCTGGCCAAAAAGTACAAAGCATCTGGCGGAGGCTATAAGGACTAATGGCCCTTAAGAAGTCTCAGAAGTCCCTTAAGAACTGGACTAAACAGAAGTGGCGTACTAAGTCAGGGAAACCGTCTACCCAAGGCAAGAAAGCCACGGGTGAGCGGTATCTTCCTGAAAAAGCAATCAAGGCGTTAAGTTCTAAAGAATATGCGGCGACCAGTCGGAAGAAGAGAGCGGACACCAAGAAGGGTAAACAGTTTTCTAAACAACCGAAGAAGGTAGCCAAGAAGACAGCGAGGCACAGATAATGGCCAGCAGAAAACCTGCAAAAGGAAAGGCGAAGGTTAAGGTAACCGCGTCTGGCAAAAAGGTTAGCTATGGTCAAGCTGGTAAAGCCAAAGGTGGTGGCCCTAGAGTAAAGCCGGGCACCAGCAAAGGCGACAGCTACTGTGCTAGATCGCTAGGAATCAAGAAGCGTCTGCCAAAGAAAAAGCAGAACGACCCCAACACTCCTAACAATTTGTCACGTAAACGTTGGAAGTGTGTGGGTGCCAAGTCACGGCGCAAGTAATCATGGTGATTAGCAGGGCGCAGACAGGCAAGCAGATAAAGAATGCACCTAGTACCAAGCGCGGCAAAAAAGCTAAGGTCAAGAAGGTGATGAAAGAGTTTAAGCAGGGCAAGCTTAAGTCTGGTGGTTCTAAGAAGAAAGTAAAGAACCCCAAGCAGGCCATTGCAATTGCTTTGTCAGAAGCTGGCATGAGCAAAAAGAAAAAGGCTAGGAGACCCTGATGGCGACAAGCGGCACATTTGCATTCAATCTCGACCTTAGCGACTCTATTGAGGAGGCGTTTGAGCGTGCCGGTTTGGAGCTTCGTAGCGGGTATGACTATCGCACCGCTCGCAGAAGCATTGATCTGCTTATGCTTGAGTGGCAAAACCGTGGCCTTAACCTGTGGACTGTCAAAGAAGGCACGCAGACTTTGACTCCCGGTACGTCACGCTATGCGTTAGACGGTAAGATCTTCGACATTATCGAAGCATACCTCCGCACAGATGCAGGCGAGACGACAAGCCAGTTTGATCAGTCGATGTCTCGCATCTCAGTGAGCCAGTATGCTCACCTGTCAAACAAGCTTACACAGTCAAAGCCACTAGAGTTCTACGTGGAACAGACACCAGATGGTATTGCGGTAAACCTGTGGCCTGTACCAGACAGCCAAGAGACGTACACATTTGGCTATTACTACATGGAAAGAATCGAGGACTCTGGCAAGCCAGCGTCTAACAACATGGACCTTCCAGCAAGATTCCTACCCTGCTTTGTGGCAGGTCTGGCTTATAAGTTAGCTATCAAATATCCAGCGGCATCAGAGCGTGCGCCACTGTTGAAAGCAGATTATGATGAGCAGTGGAACCTTGCGGCAGACTCTGCACGGGAGAAGGCGTCCCTGTATGTTGTGCCCGGAGGGTATCAGTTTTGAGTTACGCTGAAGGCAAGTACGCATTTGGATTCTGCGATCTAACTGGGTTTAGATACCCAAAGAAAGATCTAGTTCCGCAGATTGTCAATCAGCGTCCTACGGGATTGTTGGTGGGCAGAGATGTCGTTGACCCAGATCAGCCTCAGTTGCAACTTGGTCGTGTTCGTACAGACGACCCGCAAGCGCTACGCAATCCGCGTCCAGATCGAGCACAAGCAGAAAGTCGTCAGTTGTTTGCGTTTAACCCTGTGGGAGGCGGCATTACAGAGCTAGGCAGTCAGACAGTTGGATTGGACATTGAGGCTCAGGTGGGCCGCGTAACGGTGGTGACCTAATGGCTTGGACATTAACAACGCTGAAGTCAGCAATACAGGATTATTTGCAAACGACCGAGACCACGTTCGTAAATAACCTTGATACGATTATTACGCAGGCAGAGGACCGCATCCTCAAGTCGGTGCAGTTGCCTGATTTCCGAGTCAATAAAACCGGAACATTGACGGCAAGCAATGAATATTTGTCTACGCCCTCTGATTTCCTAGCGCCATACTCGTTGGCTGTGGATAACTCTGGGTATGAGTTCTTAATGTTTAAGGACGTAAACTTTATTCGAGAGGCGTACCCGGACTCTACAGCGACGGGTGTGCCTAAGTATTATGCGTTGTTCGATGATTCATCGTTCATCCTTGGC